CCTTGATGTTGACGGCGTGCGTGTTCCTGAAGGCGCGGTGGCTGACATCCGCCGCGAATTGTTCCCCGAACTCATCGCACTGGGCGCGGTGGATGATGAGGTCGAGGAAGCGCCGGGGGGCAATGGGGATGAGTCCCCCGGCGCATCTTCCACCGGCAAGCAGGACAAGGCCAAGGACAAGGCCAAGGCCGACGATAAGGCCAAGGACAAAGCCTGATCCATGACCGCTTACTGCACGCCGCAGGATTTGATTGACCGGTTTGGTCAGGCCGAAATCGCGCAGCTTGCGCCGGCCACGCCTGGCCCGGTTGATACTGCGCGGGTGCAGCGGGCGTGCAATGACGCGGGTGATATGGTGGATGGCTATCTTCGCCCGCGCCACACGCTGCCGCTTTCGGCGGTGCCGACCATTCTGGTGAAGCTTTCCGCCGCGATTGCGCGCTTTGAATTGCATCTGGGCGGAGACCGTCAGCCGACCGAACAGGTGCGGCAGGACCGCGACCAGGCCATTGCCTTTTTGAGGGATGTCACTGCCGGTAAGGCTGATCTGGGCATCACGAATACAGGCGCGGAGCCTGCGGAAGATGCCACTGCCGTGCGCTTCAAGGCTGGCACGCCCGGCATCGCGAATGAGGATTTGGGCGCCTATCGCTGGGGTGGCCCGCTATGATCGGCGCGCTGGAAGATGCGATCATCGCGAAGCTTAGCTCGGCCTTCGCAGGTCGCCTTAAAGAGGTGGACCACAAGCCCGCCAAATTCGACGCGGAGGAGCTGCTGCGCGTTCTGACTATGGCGCCCGCGATTTACGTGGCCTTCCTTGGCTTTCAACGCAGCGAACGCCCGCCTGGTTCCGTGCGCGCGACCTATGGCGCATACATGGTCGCGGCGAACGCCAGTGGCGAACGCGCGCGCCGGCGTGGTGACCCCGCGACAATCGGCGCCTATGAAATGGCCGTGCTGGCCGCAGCGACCCTGGAACGCTGGGTGCCGGAAGGCGCCGCTGGTCCGATGGAAGTGCAAAGCTGCGAGAACCTTTACGCATCCGTCTTCGAAAAGAACGGCATCACGGTCTATGGCCTGGTCTGCGATGTGCCGATGCAGATCCAGGATGCCTGGGGTGTGCCGCAGATTGATGCTGGCGATGCCACCGGCGCGCCGCCGTCCTTCCTTGATAACTTCATCACCTTCCACGCCGATCAGGACATTCCGCCCTTCGGCAATGTCGCCACGCCCCCGCCCGCCCCGACATCCGGCGCCAGCCGCGCCGATGCTGTGGTGCGTGTGACCCTTCCCACAACGTAAGGCGCCCCGATGTTCGTGAAGCCCGCCCATCCTGACCTTTTGGTCGCCAACCCGGAAGCCCGCCCACCCATGCCGCGCCATCTGCCGGCTGAAGGCGCGGAGGTGCCGGATAGCCAATACTGGCGCCGCCGCATCGCGGATGGCGATGTGGTCCTGGCGCCCGCGCCCGAACTGCAAACGAAGCGCCGCACTGGCGAAAAGGAGTAACCGATGTCCGGTTCCATCAGTTTCAACGCCATTCCGAATAGCATCCGCGTACCGGGCAGCTATGTGGAATTCGACAATTCGCGCGCTTTGCGTGGGTTGAATGATTGGCCAGCCCGCGTGCTGATCATGGGCCAGCGCCTGACTGCTGGCACCATCGCACAGGGCGTGCCGATCCGCGTGATTGATGCGGCGCAGGCCCGCACCTTCTTCGGCCGTGGCAGCAATTTGGCGCATATGTTCGAAGCCTGGTTCGCCAACCTTTCCCTGGTGGAAGTTTTTGGCATTGCCATGGATGATGTGGGGGCCGGCGTTGCCGCTACGGGTACCATCGTGGTCACCGGCACCGCCACCGCAACCGGCGTGATTGCGCTGATGATCGGCGGGCGCCGCGTGGAAGTGACGGTCACATCCGGCCAAGCGGCGGCGGCCATCGCCACCGCGATCAATGCCGCGATCAACGCCGCGCTTGATCTGCCGGTGACCAGCACGGTCACCACCGCCACGGTGACGCTGGCCGCGCGCCATAAAGGCGAGATCGGCAATGCGATTGATGTGCGCCATTCCTTCCTGGCGACGGATGTGCTGCCCGCCGGCGTCACGCTGGCCATCACTGCCATGGCTTCCGGCACGCAGAACCCGGTGGTGACCACGGCTTTGGATGCCGTGGCGGAAACTTGGTTCACGGATTTTGTGACACCCTGGACCGACGCCACCAATATGGCCGCGCTTGAAGCGCGCATGGCCACCAATTGGGGCCCGCTGGTCCAGCGCGATGGGCATGGCTGGGCTGGGCTTTCCGGCGCGCATGGCACGCTGACGACCTATGGCGCAGGCCGCAATTCGCCGAATGTCAGCATCATCGGCATGCGTGGTTCGCCCACGCCGCCTTGGGAATGGGCCGCGCAGCTTGCCAGCATCTGCGTCCCCGCGCTGGCGATTGACCCCGCGCGCCCGGTGCAGACTTTGCAATTGCCGACGATGGTGGCACCGCTGATCAGCCAGCGCTTCACCTTCCAGGAACGCGATTTGCTGCTGCGCGATGGCATCAGCACCTTCCGCGTGAATGATGCCGGCCAGGTCTTCGTGGAACGCGTGATCACCACCTATCAGACCTCGCCTTCCGGTGCTGAAGACATCAGCTATTTGGATATCGAGACGGTGAAGACCCTGTCTTATATCCGCTACGATCTGCGCACCATGATCGCGCTGCGCTTCCCGCGCCACAAACTGGCGAATGACGGCACGGCCTTTGCCCGCGGGCAGAATGTGGTGACGCCGGGGACGCTGCGCGCGGAGATCATCGCGCGCTTCAAGCAATGGGAAGCGGCGGGCCTTGTGGAAGGCGTGGATCAATTCAAGCGGGACATCATTGTCGTGCGCAGCCAGAGCGACCCGAACCGCGTGGATGCCTTGCTGCCGCCTGACCTGGTGAACCAATTCCGCGTGCTTGCCGCGCAAATCGAATTCCTGCTGTAATTTGAGGAGAACGGGACATGCCGCAATTCCTTGGCCGCGCGACCATTCGCGTCAATGGGCAGGTGATCGAAAGCGCCAAGGGCGCCAGCCTGGATGTAGGTGGGACCAAGCGCAACGCCGTCACGGTTGGGCGCGTGGTTGGCTGGTCCGAAGAAACCATGCCCGCCATGTGCGAATGCGAAACCAGCCTGCGCAGCGGCATGTCGTTGGAGACCTTCCGCAACATGGCCGGCGTGACGCTGATTTTCGAATGCGACACGGGGCAGAGGTTCGTCATCAACGACGCGTTTCTGACCGATACGCCGACGATGAAGGATGGCGAGGGTGGCAACATCACCCTGAAATTTGCCGGCCCGCCGGCTGAGGAAGTGCTGTGATGCGCGCCTCCATCAAGATCACGCTCAAGGAACCGATTGTGCTGCGCAGCCTGGATACCGGCGCGGAAGTGCATCGCATTGCGGAGATTGACTTCCGCGAACCGCGCGCGGGCGACATGGCGGCGGCGATGGATGCGGGCGGTGCGGGTGGCACTGGCAGCATGATCCTGGCGCTGGCCGCGCGGTGTTCCGGCCTGACGCGCGCGCAGGTGGATGATCTTTCGGTTGATGATTTCTTCGCGATTTCTGAGGTCGCGACCAGTTTTTTGCAGCGTGGCCAGGAGACTGGCCAGAATGCTGCGAAATCGTCTTCGGCACCTTCGGCCTTGCTGCCGGGTGGCAGCGGTGGACTGCCGCCGAGCTTCGGTTCCTGACCAACCGCGCGGTGGAATGGAACCGCCGCATGGCCGCGAGGTAATCACATAAATGTCGGGTTCCCTCCGGCTATCCATCCTGATCGAAGCGATTGACCGCGCATCGCAGCCGCTTGCGGCGTTGCAGGCGCGGCTTGGTGGCATTGCGGCGGGCATGCTGGCCGTGGGGCAGGCGGCGCAGCGGCTTTCGAATGTCAGCGGCGCCAGCGTGCTGGCCGGTGCGCTGGGCAATGTTGCCGGGCGCGCGCGGGATGCGGCGGGCGCGGTGGCGGGGCTTTCGGCGAAGCTGGCGATCGGCGCGGCGGGTGGTGCGTTTCTGTTCAATCAGCAATTCGTGCGCGGTGCGGCGGATTTTCAGCGCTATCGGACAACCTTAGAAACCGTGATGGGCAGCGCGGAAGCGGCGCAGACGCGGCTTAATGAATTGACGCAATTCGCGACCAGAACCCCGTTCAGTGTTGCGGAAGTGGTCCGCGCCGGTGTGGCGCTGCAAACCTTTGGGGTCCGCGGCGCGGCTGCTGACGCTGCGCTTCGCGGCGCCGGCAATGCCGCCCACACGTTCGAAAGCAGCCTTGACCAGGCCATTACGGCGATGGCGGCGGCTGGCCGTGGCGAATTGGACCCAATTGAACGCTTCGGCATCCAGGCGCGCACCGAAGGCCGCGCCATTGTGATGCAGTGGGAGCAAGACGGTAAGCAGATGCGGGCGACGATTGATAAGAACAATCGCGCGGGCATCATGGCAACCGTGGCGCGCGCCTGGAATGGCATGGCGCCTGGTGCCATGGAAAAGGCCATGGATCAGTGGGACGGCCTGCTTTCGAACGTGAAAGACGCTTGGTCCAGTTTCACGCGCACGATAGCCGAAGCCGGACCTTTCCAGTTTCTTGAGCAGCAATTGAGAGACATCCTGGCTTGGGTGGAGCGACTTAAGGAAGATGGCCGCCTGGACCAATGGGCGCAGCAGATCGGCGCGGCCATTACCAATGCCTTCCAGGCCATTCGCCAATTCGTGGTCGGCACGGAAGAAACGCCGGGGGTCATTGATCGGCTTTCGAATGTCTTTGAGCGTGTTTCGCGGGTTCTGGCGCCGGTGGTGGATCGCTTCGGCGGTCTTGAAACCTTCCTTGCTGGCGTGGCGCTGGTGCTCGGAGGCAGCGTATTGGCAAACCTGGCTTCCCTCGCCGCGGCGATGACAACCCTTTCGGTGGCGTTGCTGCTGACCCCGGCTGGCTGGTTCATCGCGGCAACGGCGTTCTTCGCTGGGCTTGGTGTCGCGCTGTATCAGAACTGGGACAAGGTTGAGGCGCTTTGGTCGAGGCTTGGTGACGCCTTCCGTAACTTCCTCAATTCCGAACAGATGCAGGAAGCCCAGCGCATCTTTGGTGGCTTGGCTGATTTCATCATCGAGGCCTGGAATGGCGTAGGCCAAGTTTTCACCAATATCGGCGGCACCATTCAAAAGGTGTTTGCCGATGTGCTGGGCTATTTCCAGCCCGTGCGGGATGCGCTGAGTTGGGTGACGGACCGCCTGGGTTTCGGCGGCGGCAGTAGCTCCGCCCCCGCCGCGCCCACGCCGCGCGATGCGGGCCGGGGCAATGGTCTGCGGCGCCAATCCATCTATGGCGACAATGCCCTGCCGGATGGCGCGGGCGGCGGCGTGCTGCCGCCTGCCAATGATGTCCGGCTGAATGCCGGCCTGGATGTGAACATCCGCGCACCTGAGGGCTTTGGCGTATCCGTCACGCAGCGCGGCGCGGATGACGGCATGGCGCTGAACGTCCGGCGCGGCATGCTGGCCACACCATGAGCGAGGCCCTGACCAGCATCGCCGGCCTTGCCTCTGCCCTGCCATGGGTGGGTGCCAATCTGCGGCCTGGTGCTTTGCGTGGCCTGCTGTTTTACGTGCAGTCTTCGGAAGAAAATTCCACCCGGCGTTGGGTGACGCATGAATTCCCGGGCAGGGATGAACCCTGGCACGAAGACCTTGGCGCAAAGACGCGCAGCTTCACCATCGAAGGCCTGCTTGTTGGCCCCGATGTGGTGCTGCAACGCCGCGCCTTTGCCCGCGCCGCGGCAGACCCCGAACCCGCGACGCTGCTGCACCCCTGGCTGGGGGCGATGCGCGTGGTGGTGCTGGATTGCCGCATCACGGATGATGTGAACCAGGCGCGCGTGGCGCGGGTTTCGCTGCGCGTGGAAAAGGCCGGCACCAAGCCTGCGCCAGTGCTCGGCCTTGATAGCCTGGGCGGTGTGCTGGATGGCGCGGACCGGCTGCTGACGGCGGCGCAATCCGCCTATGCCGAATATCGCTTCATGCGCGCGGCGGCGGATTTCATCATCCAAAGCTTCAAGGCCAGCGTGCTGGGGATCGCCGGCGCCATTGAAGGCGCGCTTTCCAATGCGGGGCTGGTGGGCGGTGCGGCAAGCAGTGTTTCCGCGCTGGCTTCTGTGAATGATGCGGCGATTGTTTCCGATGTGGCGGTGCCGCTGGCGGTGGCTTCGGCGGCGCGCGATGTGTCCGCGCTGGCGGGTGGCCGCGCGGCACTGACGCGGGGCGCGGATGCTGCGCCGCAGGCTGCCTTTGCCGCGCTGGATGCATTGAATGCCCAGGAATTGGTGAAGGCGCCGATCGGCGCCGCCACCACGCCCGCGCGCCAGCAATTGGCGGCGGCGAATGAAGGCCTGGCCGTGTTGGCGGCGGCGATATTCGCCGGCGAATTCGCCCGCGCCGCAGCGGCTGTGCCCTGGGCATCGCGCGATGAAGCCATGGTGGCGCGGGACAAGGTTTCCGATGCGCTGGCGGCGGCGGCAGACCGCGTGGCGGCGGCGGGGTGGGATGCGGTGTGGCAGCGCCTGGTGGCACTGCGCGCCGCCAGTGCCGCTGACCTGGCTGAGCGTGCGGCGCCACTGCCGCGCATCAAGCGGCTGGAATTACCGGGCGTGATGCCTGCCTCGTTGATCGCGTATCGGCTGGATGGGGATAGCCTGCCGGATGTGTTTGGCCGAGGCGCTGCGCTTTCCGCGCGCAACCGCGTGCGCCATCCGGGCTTTGTGCCTGCCGCTCAGCCGATTGAGGTGCTGGTATGAGCGCCGCCATTGCCGCCACCGTGGAATTGACCGTGGATGGCCTGACCTATCGCGGCTGGCGAAGCATGAAATGCAGCCTGGGGCTGGATGCGGCGGCGGCGGAGATTTCCATTGAAATGGCGGAACGCTGGGCCGGTGCGGAAGATGCCGCGCAGATCGCGCGCAGCATCCGGCCAGGTGCGGCATTCCTGCTGACGCTGGAAGGCGAAGCCGTGGTGGAAGGCTTCCTGGATGCGCTGGAAGTCAGCTACGACGCCACCAACCACACGCTGACCGTGCGTGGCCGCGAACGCACGGCGGATTTGGTGGATTGCGCGGCGACGGTGGATGGCCCGTATGAATGGGCCAATATCGGATTGGAAGAAGCGGCGCGGCGCATCGCCGAACCCTACGGGATTGAAGTGCGCGCGGAGGCGGATTTGGGGAAAGCCTTCCCGCGCTTTTCCATCCAGCCCGGCGAAGCGGCGTGGGAAGCCATTGCGCGGGCAGCGCGCGAACGCGCGGTGATTGCGACCGGCGATGGCTTGGGCACGCTGATCCTGACCCGCGCGGGCGAAGGTGGTGAAGCCGCTGGCGCGCTGCGCCTGGGCGGGAAGGATGGGAATATCCTGCGCGCCAATGGCAGCTTTGACGTGGCCGAACGGCATGATGTGGTGGTGGTGCGTGGCCAGGCGCAGGGCGAGACTTCCGCCAGCCAGGGCGAAGCGCGCGCGACTGATGAAGACATCATCCGCCACCGCCCGAAGGTGATTTTGGCGGAAGCGCAGGGCGAAGGCGTTACCTTTCAGGACCGCGCGGCGCATGAAGTGCGCGTGGCTGCCGGGAAGTCTCGGCGCGTGCGCTACACCGTGCCGGGCTGGCGTGGAGCCTCGGGCAATCTGTGGCTGCCCAATACGAAGGTGTGGGTGGAAGACGCCTTCCTGGAATTGAAGCGCGAATTGCTGATCTCAAACGTGACGTTCAGCCTGACGGAACAAGGCACGGTCACGGAATTGCAGGTGGCGCCGGTGGATGCCTATGCCTTGCTGCCTGAGCCGGGCAAGGGCGGCGGCGGTGGCGAAAGTGGGCCTTTCGAGACGAAGATCGAGACCCGCGAGAATGATCGTGATGCCTGGAAGCGGGTGGCCGAATGACGCTGGATGATATGAAGCGCTTCATCGCCCCCCTTCAGCGCCGCGTGATGCTGGCCATTGGCCGTGGCACGCTTGGCCCGGTGGATGATGCGGGCGGCTTGCAGCGCAGCCAGGTGAAGTTGCTGGCCGGCGAAGTGCGGGACAATGTGGAACGCATCCAACCTTATGGATTTTCTGCGGTTCCGCTGCCCGGCGCGGATGTGCTGGTGGTGTGCGTCGGCGGCAACCGCGACCATCCGGTGATTATCGGCGCTGATGATCGGCGGCATCGGCCAACAGGTATGCAGCCAGGCGATGTCTGCATCTATTCCAATCAGACCGGCCACAAGATCACGCTGAAGGCGGACCGGACGATTGAAATTGAGGGTGATGAAATCACCATCAAGGCAGACACTAAGATCACTTTGGAAGCGCCTTTGGTGGAAGTGACCGGCGCGCTGGATGTGATGGGCGATATCCGCGACCAGGCGGCTTCCGGTGGCATGTCCATGAATGGCATGCGCGCCGATTACAATAGCCACGTGCACGGTGGCAGCCCGGGGCCCAGCCCGGCGATGGCGCCATGATCGCGCTGGAATGGAACAGCAGCGTGGGTGCGGCGGATTTGGCGCTGGCCAGCACCGGCGCACTGGCGAAGGATGACGCGCTGCAAACCGCTGTGGTGCTTTCGCTTTTCACCGATGCGCGCGCGCGGCCTGATGATGGTGCTGAGGGTGATCGGCGCGGCTGGCTGGGCGATGCCTTTGCCCCGGAAGACCGCTACGGGTCGCGGTTGTGGCTACTGAAGCGCGAAAAGCACACGGAAGAAACCCGCCGCCGCGCCGAAGACTACGCCAATGAAGCGCTGGCCTGGTTGGTGGATGTAGCGCTGGCGACCGATGTGGCGGTGACTGCCGAATGGGTGGCGCGCGGCGTGCTGGGCCTTGCGGTGCGGATCGCCACACCAAGCGGCATTGAAACCAGCCAATTCACAATGAGGCTCTGATCATGCCCTTTGCTCGCCCTTCGCCCGCCGAAATTCGCAACCGCATGGGCGCCGAAATCGCGGTGGCGCTGCCCGGTGCGGATGCGCGGCTGCGGCGTTCCATGGAAGAAGTGCTGGTGCGCGCGATCGCCATCGCCAGCCATGAACTGCACAGCCATATCGAATGGGCCGCGCTGCAAATTCTGCCCGATACCGCCGAAGATGAAGTGCTGGCGCGCCACGCGGCGATTTGGGGCATCACGCGCATCGTGGCCACCGCCGCGATCGGCGCGGTGAGCTTCACCGGCACGCCGGGTGCGGTGGTGCCGGCGAATACGGAACTGCGGCGCGGCGATGATGCGCGGTATCTACTGGCGGCGGATGTGACGATTGGCGGCGGCGGCACTGGCACGGGCAATGTGGCCGCGCGCGTGGCGGGCGCGGCTGGCAATAGCCAGGCCGGGATCAGCCTGGCGCTGGTGGCGCCGGTGGCGGGCATTGCGCCCAGCGCGACCGTGGCGGCGGGTGGCCTTGCCGCTGGCGCC